TATAAGTAGAAACATATTTAGAAGCCCGAGCAAAAGCATGTTGCGGTGATGTTTCGTTCTTATCTAAATATCTATCTTGTACTGTTGCAATACCAAAAGGTGTAAGATTATTATCTCTTTCTAAATCTATCTTAACTTTCATTATTTTTCTTCCTTCCATTTATTATATCCATCCGCCCAAGTTTCTTTAGGTTGTGGCTTTTCTAATTTACGACACTCACCTGCGATTGCCATATATGCTGACCCATCTATGTAAGTATCTGGTGTTGGGTTTCCAAATTTTGCTCTTGCAATTTTTAATAGTGCCATACATATTGCTACATCATGTGCAGTAATAGGTACACCTAAATAAGCAGACCAAAGTTTGCCTATGTTCTGGTGGTTAATAACTTTATCACCATAATCATTTGCCCTTGGACCAGTTATTAATTCAATAGCTGTCTTTAGATATTCTTTAGTTATATTTTTTGTCATCTTTCATCCCTTTCATTATTAATTTTTCGAATTCTCTCATCCCAATATATGTAGCAAGTTTAGGATTGTTCTTTGCAAACCACCATATCCCTTGTGCTAGTGTTAATACTTCTCTATCTTCTGATACTAAATTAATTAATTCAATATCAATCTTCTTTGTCTTACCTATACCTGTAGGTGTAAGAACTATATAAGCTTTACCTTGTTCTAACTCTGCCATTATTTCATCCACTCCTTTGGAATTTCTTTATCACAAAATTTAAAATTATTTTTTATACACCAATCTGCATAGGTTGTTTTAGAACCTTTACTAATTTTAACTTTTGAATTTTGAAAACAAAAACGAATATCATGTTTGGTACTATCCCTTAACCAAATATGTTTCTTTCTGTCTGAAAGTTTGAACCGCCCCTTTAATTCTATATAGACATTAGTATTAGGAAAATACAAGTCGGGAGTATAAGCCCGAAGAATACTCGGTTGTACATATTTTATTCTTTCGTGTTCATAAAAGAACTTAATCTTTTTATTTTTTAATTTTGATACAATTTCTTTTTCAAATTTACTACGATACTTTACCATCTTTTAATGCCACTTGGAATATTATTTGTACCCTTTATTATACCATCAAGTTGCTCAAAAGTCAAGTGTTCATTTTGTTTTAATTTTTTTACTACCCATTTATATGACCAAGCAGATAGTCGCACTTGATTTTGAAATACATAATGAGTTTGTTTGGGCATCATGTCCATTACATTATGAATAGTAACCTTATCTTTTTCGTGTTCTGGTAGTAGAGATTGTAACCATTCTACAATAACTTCCTTTGCTCTTCGTCTAATTCTTTTCATTTTCTTTGTGTTCATCTTTTAACCTTTATCAATTTAAAATTTGTTTCTCTATCAAAATATCTATAACTCATTCTTACTGGTTGAAACTTATAAAGATAATCAAATACAATTTTCTCATCCAAATCTTTACAAGAATAAACATCAAGTTGAACTAACGCAGGGTCATTCTCATCCCACGAATGCAACGCAATGTGTGAAGTCTCAATGATTGTAACACAGGTTAATCCTCTATTACCTTTAACATCACAATACTTTGCATAAGGACCAGAAAGTATTTTCATATCTATATCTTTTATTAATTTCTTTGTCCATGTTTTAATTTCTTTTATATCTTTAGGTGGGTCTAATACTTCTGCTCTTACTAACAAGTGCTTATGTTTCAACATAAAATTATTTTTCTATTATACTAACCTCTTCAACTTTAGGTGTCTTCTCAATTTTAGTAAAGTAAATATTACCACTTGCATATTTAAATGCTCGTAATCCTTTACCATCATTTGCATCTTTATGACATTCTACTTTATGAGAACAGAACACACATCCTGCAGGAAGTTTCATATTACCTGCCTTCTCATGCGGTACTGCTTCATAACATTTAGGTGGTAACTCTGGTGAATCTAATTTTGCTTTAACATTTTTAATTAAAGTTTTAATATTAGGTTTTAATAAATCATCTGGTTTATATAATACTAACTCACCTGTTGACTTATTGATAACAAGAAACCCACCTTGTTTTGTTTTTTCATTCTCTTCATAACCTGTTAGTTGAGCAATGTATCCAAAGGGGTCATCATCTGCAAGAGTACCATTTTGAAATTTCTTAAATGAATAAGAAGAAGCAGTCTTAACATCCACAACTTCACCATCAATCTTACTATCCATATGTCCAACAATACCATCAACATTAACTTTCTTTTGTTGGTCTGTAACTTTATGTCCTGCTAAATCAGTAAGAAATAAAACAAGGTGTTCAAGTAAATGTCCATATAAAAATTTTAATTGTAAAGATGGATTTGATTTTTCTCTCTTGATTGGTTTATGTTTGTCGTACCATAATTGTCTTAATGGTCTTCCTAGTATAGACATTCTTAAAGAACTTTTATCTTGCTTAACTGGATTAGCCCAGTCAATTAAAGCATCTTTAATATTCTGTACAAATTTATTTAATTGTTCATCTGATACTTTTAATTTTTTACCATCACCCAGATTTGTTAATAACTTATTAATATCTGGAACTAAAGTATCAATTGTTTTAGTGTGTTTCTTTCCAGTTGTTTCCACTTTTATACTCCCCTGTTAATGGACATCTAAGTCCTAGTTTAATCCCTGCTTGTTGTATTGATTGAACTGCTAGTTGTCCTAGTTGTTCTGCTTGATTTTCTTTTACTTGATATTGAAACTCATCATGTACATTTGCTACTGGTACTGCATCAAGATTATGTTTTTCAATTTCATCTTCTAACAATACCAAAGCTTTCTTCATAGCTATTGCCCCTGCTCCTTGGATGAGGGTGTTGACTGCCGAATGCTTTTGTCTGATGATGAGGTTTCTTTGGTCGATTGCTTTGAGGTATCCTTTTCTACAAGCGAGGTCCACTCTATCTCGCAACCTTTTAAGACTTGGAAGAGACTTAAGAAATCTTTCTTTAATCTGTTTTCCATAGCTTTCATTCCTTCCACAGATACTTCCGAGTTTTTTGTTACCTGCTCCATAAATGAACGCATAGATAAATGTTTTTGCAGTATCTCTGCTTTCCAACCCTGCAAGAGTTTGATTTGTAGTGTGTATATCTCCATTAATGACTTCATTAATATACTCCTTATCGTTCATGTAGTGAGATAATATTCTTAACTCCAGTCCACTTGCGTCTATTCCCACTAATTTATATCCGCTAGGTACTGTCCATAATTCCCTGCATTCTTTCCCATATGGAGAGTACACAGCAGGGATTTGAGCCATGTTGGGCGACTGATGACTCATTCTTGAAGTGATTGCTCCATTAGTAATCACTCTTCCATGTACTCTCCTATCCTTATCAACTGCTTCAATCCAAGAATTTATCATTGCAATTCTTTTTTGCAGTAGAAGGAATTCGTTTATTAATTCTGCTTCTGGTATGTTTTTAATTTGTGATAAAACTTTTTCATCTACAATTACATGACCTTTATCTGTTTTCTTTTTAGGTTTCCAACCAAGTTTCATTAGTCGTTCACCTATCTGTTGTCTTGAACCAAGATTAAATTCTTGATACTTAACTTTAATAAATGGTACTCCCTTTACATAACCTCTTGATTTATTATTTGATTTAGGTATAAAGGTTTCTTCAATCTTTAATGGAGGAAATGTTTCTCTTACTTTAGTTTGAACATCATCTATTTTCTTTTGTAGTTTAGCTAGAAGTAAATGTGCTTTCTCTAAATCAAAAAGAAATCCTGTCTGTACTTGTCTCTCTATAATTTCTGCAACTCTATGTTCTAAATCTATTGACTGTTGAGAGAAACCTTTACCCTGTCTTTGTAATAAGTCATAAACTTTTCTAGTTAGTTTAACATCACGAATACAATACTCCAACATTTCTAAAGAGAACTCGGAGAAGTCATCAAAGTTTATTTTATTATAACCAAACTTAATTCCATATGCTCTTAATGAATGTCCACCTTCTCGAACTGGTTTGAATAATCTTGAGAGTATTAATGTATCAGTAACTTTACCTAGCTTAAATAAATCTACACCAAGAACTTTTTTAATTACTGGAGCATCAAATCCTATGATGTTGTGTCCAATAAACTCTTGATAATTCTTCGCATCATTCTGAAATTTATGTAAATCATTCGGAGAATAACATACAAGATTGCCCTTGTCACAAATAGTAACCAAGCAAAAAATCTTGTTAGGTAATCCATGACCATTAACAATTTCGGTTGTCTCGATATCCAAAAATAGTTTTCTATCGCCCACTCTTTTATTCCTTTCATTTAAAATTTATCTTCTTCTGTCTCATCACCAGTAGGTTTATCTACTTCATTCAATCTACCAGTATCTTTGTCCCAATATAAATAACATGCAGGACCAGTCATACCTACAAATCTATTCTTAAGAACTCTTAATGATGTAGTGTTTCTAATTGCAACATCATCATTCTGACTATCTCTTTCTAATCCAAGAACCATATCAGATAATTGTGCAATAGAACCAGACCCTCTTAATTGTGATAGAGAAGTGACTGCTCCCTCTTCATGTCCCTTACCATCTGGTCTTCTTAAGTGTGATACTATAATCAAAGCAATGTCTGTTTCTTGAACAAGTGTTCGAAGTTTAGTCATCACTTCATCAATAGCTTTTCTTTCATCCCCAAATTCTTGAGAAGAAACTATCATACTTATATGGTCTAATACAATGAACTTACAATCCAAAGCTTTCGCCATGTATCTAACTCTTGCAATAATATTATCAACAGAGTTTGAACCAAAGTGATTGTAGAAATAAAATCTACCAGAACCTATTGTCTTATTAAAGTAATTTGTTTTATCTTCTTTAGATAAATTAATGTCTGGTCTTCTTAAAGGTAAGTTAGCTTCAGTCCCCATAATATCTAACGCAGTTATCTTTGGACTTTCTTCTAACATAATCATACCAATATTATTTTCAGTACTTTTAAATATGTGATAGACTAACTCTTTAATGACAGAAGTTTTTCCTAGTCCAGTACCTGCGGTTATCGTAACCAACTCACCGCTACGAATACCATAAGTTAATTCATCTAAACCTTTCCATCCATAATCTATTCTTGATTTAACAACTGGTTCTAATACTTCTGAAAGTAATTGACTACCTTCAATGATACCATCTGGTGCATGTACTGGTGCATTCCACCAAGCTTTAACATACTCCTCATATTTTTTAGAACGCAATAAATCATTTGCGTCTTTATAAATTTCTGGAAGTTTAACTATCTTAACTTTTCCCGGTTGAAATAACTCCGCAACTTTTTTACTTGCTTCTCTTCCAACTTCATCATTATCAAAATTGATTACAATATTATCAAACTTATCAAGCCAAGTATAACTTCTCTTAATATCTTTTAATGCTGAAGCAACTCCATTTTTAATAGAGACACTTGGATATTTTGAACCGAGCATTTGATACACACTCATTGCATCAACTTCACCCTCGGTTATAGTAACATACTTACCACCATTAAATAATTGCTGACCGAACAATCCAGAATTGGATGTCGAACCTATAATTGAAAAGTCTTTTGTCTTAACATATCTAGTTTTTGTTGCTATCATCTGACCTGTCTCATCATAGTATGGATAGATATGTTTTTGTATTAAGCCCCCACCATTGTAGGTAACTTTAACTCCATACTTCTTACAAGTCTCACTATTAATTCCTCTATCAGTTATAGAACTAATACTACCTGTATGATAATTAAGGTCTGTTAATTTTTGTTCATTATTAAAATCTTCTGCTACTTGCATGTCGCCCCTTTCATAGTTTATATTTGTCCCTGTATCTTCTGGAAAGAATGTTGCACAAGAAAAGCAATAACTACTTCCATCTTCATTAATACTTCTTGCATCACTACTTCCGCAGTTGGTACAGGGGACATGAGTTTTAATAAACTTAGGTTTATCTTCATTCATTCTCGCCCCCTGTTCCATTAGTTATTTAAAATTCCTCGTTGCTACCTTCGGCAACATAACCACCATCCGAGACATCAAAGTCTTCACCATAGGGTACGAGGTCGATTACTTGAACTGCTTGTAAGTCCAAGCTTGTACCAGATTTACCTGCAAATTTCCAGTCAAAAGGTTTGTATAAAACTTTAACCTTCGAACCATTACCTACTAGTACATCAATAGGATTTTTTGCAGAGTCCACTAGTCTTGGCATAGGATTTTTAGTCCCATCTGCTCTAGCGACTTTTCTTTTAAACTTAACGATATTCCCTCTATCGTCAGTCTTAACAGCGACACCGCTATCTTTAAAAGACTTCGCAGTTTGTTCATCAACTGCTAAATCAATCTGATATACAGGGTCGAATGTTGTATTAGGTCTAGTAACACTAGCCCAATATGCTTTTCCTTCAACTGTTGGCATATATAACCTCCTATTTTTTATTGAAGTTTGTATTATATCACACTTTCAAACAAAATGCAAGTGTTATTTATAATTTTTTTTAATTAAACACAATGTCTTAACTCTATTAGATATTAATATATTATTATTAATATTATAATAATAACTATTAATAATCTTTAACATAGTTATTTAAAATATTTAATTTAGATAGTATTATACCATATAAATGTGGCAACATCAAGGCAAATATAAAATTATTT